TCAGTATGGTTTCGGTGTAGATAAGTTCGTGCCGGAATGATCGTGACATTCCGCGTCTGTAATTCCATGTATGGATTCCTTACTTTCTATTAAACTGTATGCATATTCAGCTTGCTGAAATGGATCAGTATAGGTTTGCGTTTTTTCTGCAAGGGAGAAGGTGGTGGGGTATAGAACCGGTGACGCTTTTTTAGGTTCCCGGATGCGCCCCAGTTTTTTGGCCCGGCTGGTGATTTCCTTTTGTGCCGCAGTAAACGTATCGGCATCAATAATAGCCGGATAATAATCATCCCCAATATAGTGTGTCGTTTGCAGAATATGGCGGATACCACTGTGGAAGGCGTGGATCGCTGCCTCTTTCGCAGCCGTAGTCAGTGCAGCCCCGGCAAGATAGGCTTGGAACAGCACTCGTATTTTTTCGGCTTCCTCCACATCCACTATCGCTTTGCCATTTTTAATCCGGTACCCAAACGGTGTATGGCTCATCACTTATACCAGCCTTTCCCGTAGCGTAATGCCGCATTTTAGCTTAAAGCTGATTTCTGTTCGAGAGTAGACCAGAATTTGTTCTACAAATTGTTGGAATATTGCCCCATCAAAGCCAGTTAGCATTTTCGCCTTACAAGTATACTGCAGTAATTTTCTTGTTTCGCGTACTGTTTTATTATCGTCATTCAAAAAATCTACAAGGGAATCCTTTTGGTGCTGCCATTGTTCAGCTTCCTGCAGTAGCTCGTTATTTCCTTTCTGGTACATCGCAGGCTCTAGATATTTTTTCGTCAGCAGGTGCGCCAGTGCTTTTTGATGCTCGGCATTTTCCGCAAGCTTTGTGTCTAAATCTTGAATGACGGTGATGCTGTCGTTCGAATGGAGGGTACGCAAACTGGCAAGCAGCGGCTTTAAAACAAAGGCATGACCAAAGATGAGCTTATTCATCATCGTAACAAAAGCATATTCTAGTGCTGCTTCCTTGATGTATTTTAACGAGCATTTTGTGGTATCTGCTACATGGGTGGCGCAGCACCAAGCTACATAGGAATTGCGACCGCCTTGGATACGCCGCTTGAAGGTAGCGCCACATTGATGGCATCGAATGATACCAGAAAACGGATAACGGTTCTGGTACTTTTTATCCTGTGGCAGCGCACCTTTTTCTTTGCCACGCTGCCGAATGACCTGCTGGGTTGCTTCAAACATGTCTTTGGTGATGATAGCTTCGTGGTGGTGTTCCACCCGGTATTTATCTTTCTCGCCATGGTTATGATGGCGATTAAAATGCGAATCGGTATAGGTTTTCTGGAAAATAGCATCCCCAGTGTAATTCTCGTTTTTCAATATGCCACGAACGGTTGTTGCAGTCCAATGGGTACCGCGTTTAGCCGGAATTTTCTTTGCATTTAATTCCTTGGCAATGGCATCCGTCCCGATACCGGCGAGCGTTTGATCAAACATGGCTTTTACAATTGTAGCCTGCTCCGGCTGCAGTACCAGTTTTCCCTCTATTACATCATACCCATATGGGGCGTAAGCAAGTTTAAAGGTGCCATTCTGGAAACGGCACTGTATGGACCAGGTACTGTTTTCGGCAATCGATACCGACTCATTTTCCGCCAAGCCGCTTAGAATCGATAACATGAGCTCACTTTCCATCGATCCGGTATTTAGGTTTTCCTTTTCAAAATAAATATAAACGGTAAGCCCCAGTAATTTACGGACCAGTTCCAGACAATCGGTGGTGTTGCGGGCAAATCGGCTGATAGACTTTGTAACAATAAGGTCTATTTTTTTATGCTCGCAATCATCTATCAGGTGGAGTAGGGCCGGACGCTTTTCTTTTTTCGTGCCGGTAATGCCTTCATCATAATAAATACCGGCAAACTCCCAGTCCGGATTTGCTGTAATGTAGCTTTCATAGTGCTTTCGTTGTGTGGCAAGGCTGACTAATTGCTCCTCACTATCAGTGGATACCCGGCAGTAGGCCGCTACCCGCAGCTTATGTTTTGGTGTAGGAAATACAAGCTGGCCTCCGATTTTTGTCACCGTTTTCATGGATTTTCACCTCCTTGTAGTGTGACATAGTACCTCTATATGCCGGATATATCAAGGAATAGAGGGCAATATGGCCGCTAATACTGGTGAAAATGTTTTTCGGTTTACTGCCGTTATTTTGGAAAATTCATTAGCAGAAAGCAGGCCTTTATGGAATAGGGACTGCAGTATGTGTTGGGCACGGACATAATCGACTTCGTGCTGCAGTTGTTCCTGCGATATTGACCTTGCTTCGGCTTGTAGCTTATTTGCTTCGAGTGTATGGTTGCTTAGTTGTTCGTTCATGGCAAATCATCTCCTTACAGATAGGCCATGAAATAGGGGAAAGTAAACCTATTTTGTTAGCCTTTATATCTGTAGTCGATAAAACAAGCTGCTATTCGAACCCAAGACATAAAAAAAGGACCTGCCAGAGTGATGAGACTCCAGCAGGTCCATGGTATATATTCTTATTTTATTTTCGCAGCTGCTTCAATGCTTCCTGCAGCCGATCCGGTATGGGAAGTCCCATCCGTGCGGCATTTTCCACAATGGAAAGTCCCTCGTTGGACAGATAGAACAAGATGGTGGCAGTCCGCAAGGCGCTGCCGGAACCGAGCATTGTCTCATCCAGCGTATGGGCCACACCGACGAGCACAAAAAGAAGCACCTTCCGGCAGATGCCCATAAAGCCGATCTCACTGGATAGCTGCCGTTCCCGGCAGGCACATAATACACCGGTAACATAATCCAGACAGACGAATGTCAGCAGGGCATAGAGCAGATTGTCAAAGCCGCCGATGAACCATCCCAGCCAGGCACCGATCACCGCACACCCGATTCGTATTTCATTCCATGTCATTCGCATCACCCCGCCAGGGTAGCCTTGATTTCCAGATACTGGTCCCCGTATTTCACATTATCGATAAACTGGATGTTATACTTCTGCCCGCGGAACTTAATGTTCCATTTTTCCGAGATATCCGAGCGGTATCGGATAACAAATGACACATCCTTTTCCAGATGGACGGCTGCGGCAAAAAAATACTCCCCGCCGTGGATATTGGTTACCTTGGCCCAGGTACTGCCCTTGCTGACCAGCGTGGTATCATACCCGCCCTGCCCATCAGAGACATTCTCCTCCACCATAAACTCAATCCGCTGCTTCATTTCCCCGATATCCATCAGAACACCTCATCCCGATAGGAAAACAGCATGGCCCTCATGAGCTTGATCATGGCATCGAAGTCCGCCGTATCCCGGTTCTCATACAGATAAGCCACACCATACAGAATGGCCGTCTTGATGTCCTCCGGCAGTGTCGTGTAGTCGCTCAGCGGATGGCGCAGTACATTTTCTACCGTCGTCGTGGAGGACTGAATCAGACTGTCGATCAAGGCATCCTCTACATCGTTATCAATACGCAGGTATAATTTAGCTTCGTCCCGTGTTACTGCCATGCTGCCACCTTCCTTCTGTTATTTGCTGGCCTGTTTGAGCGTCTTGATGGCTTCCGGTAATACGATCTTGGCATCGACGCGCTGAGAGCCGAGAAAACCGACCTGACCAGTAACCGCGTATAATTCGTTCAAACGCTTAAAGGTGCGGCCCTGCCTGTCGGCAATCCAGTAGTAGGAGAAATCACCGAACAGCACCGTCTTGGCATCGGCTGCCATCTGCGGCATATACCGGCTGGTGACGACAGGGCAGTTCAGAATCTTATCCGGCACATCGGCACTGACGGAAGGCTGCCAGATATACTGGCCCTGCGTATCCTTCAGCTTCCGGATGGCCTTTACGGTGCTTTCATGCAGCAGCAATGTAGCCGATTTGCGGTACGGTTCGCGGAGCGAATAGTACAACTCAATCAAATCATCAAAGGTAATCGCCGTAGCAGAGGCGGCAGTCGAGCCATCCGAAGCACCGGCAGTATCGACGAGAATGCCGGACGGACGATCCGTTCCGGTGCCGGTGAGGAAGGCTTCTTCTTCGGCATTGCCCAGCCTTCTGGCGAACTCCTGCGCCATGTATCCTTCCAGGTCGAAGGCAGAATCGTTCAACAGTTCTTCGGATACCTTGACGAGCGTACCCAGCTTATGCGCCCCGATGGATACCTGGCCGAAGGTGGTGTTGCTTTCAGTGTAGGCTGCTTCTTCATCCGTCCATGCAGCAGTTCCCTCGCTGGCAACAACCGGAATCTTATGGTCGCCGCTGGCGGTCTGGATCACATGAGACAAAGAGCGCAGCACATTTTCCTCGGCCAGCATCTGGATCAGCGTTCGTTCGAATTCGTCCGGTATGAGGTAGCCGCCCTGTGGATCGGCCCCTTCCTTTAAGGTGTTGCGGATTTCCGGACGGGACTTGCCGCGCATGCTGTCCCAAAAGGCAGGGGCATAAGCGTCGCTGAACCTGCCATGCTTCGTTGTATCCTGCTTGGCAGGCTTATTGACGATAGCGCTCGAGGTTGGCTTGCTTAATTCGAGATCAATGGCAGCCTGCGTTTTCAGTCGGTCGATTTCCTTGCCCAGCGCCATGACATCGGCTTCCATCTCATCGTAGGTGGCAGCATCTTCGGTGGAGAGTGTATCACCGGCTGCCTGCTTTTCATTCAGGAATGCTTTTGCCTGTTCCCAGATAGTAGCGCGTTTTTCCTGCAGTTCTAATAATTTACTCATATTGGTACCTCCATTTAATGTGTTAAGAGCGACAGCCGCTGCTGCAGCGACGCTACAGATATATGTGACTCTGTTTTTATCCTTGATTTCTTGGCGATGGCTTTGTTTAACAACGCATTGGTGACCTGCCGCCGGGAAAAAGAATAACTTCCCATACTGGCAGCATCATGCATTTGTTTACTATCACTATCAGTCAAAATGCTGTCGGCAAAGCCGAGTTCGATTGCTTTTCCTGCATTCATCCAGGTCTCGGCATCCATTAGATGGGATAGCTGGGTGCGGGAAAGGCTGGTCTTTAATTCATAGGCATTAATAATGGATTCCTTGACCTCGGATAACATGGAAATGGCTCGTTCCATTTCATCAGTATCGCCCATGGCGATCGTGAACGGATTGTGGATCATCATCAGTGCGGTCGGAGCCATATTGACGGTTGTTCCTGCCATGGCAATCACGGAGGCTGCCGAAGCCGCGATTCCGTCGATATTGACATGAACCTGCCCGGCATAATCTATCAGCATGGCATAGATCTGGCTGGCTGCTACGCAGTCGCCGCCGGGCGAATTCAGCCACAAGGTGACATTGCCCTGTCCGGATGCCAGCTCGTTTTTAAACAGCTTCGGCGTTATCTCGTCATCGAACCAGCTTTCCTCGGCAATGGTACCGTCAATGGTAAGGATGCGTCCGGTATCGTCATCGGTATTCCAGTTCCAAAACTTCTTCATGGGGTTTTTCCCTCGCTTTCGGTATAAAATTTTCCAGCCTTGTCCAGCGGCAGCATATTACCGTTGACCAGATACGTATCGCCGCCCTGCTCGGCAGGAATACGGTTCATATCCTCAAGTTCCCGGATGTCGTTGGTGGAGAGCCAGCCGTTCTGCCTGCCGATGGCATACCCGTTCATGCGGCTCTGGTAGTCGCCGCGCAGCAGACCGTCCACATTAAATTTTGTAAAGATTTGTGCGCGTTCCGATGGCAATACCAACTGCTGGTTCATGGCCTGTTCCCAGCGGACGCACCAAGGATTGAGGGTATATTTGACAAATTCCAGCGACTGCTGCTCGATATTGGAGAAGGTGGACTTTTCCAGATCCCCGACCATATGCGGCGGCACCCGGAAGATACGGGCGATTTCGTCGATCTGGAACTTCCGTGTTTCAAGAAACTGCGCCTGATCCGGCGGGATGGATAACTGCTGGAAGGTCATGCCTTCCTCCAATACGGCCACATTGTGCCGGTTCGTGCCGGAAAATTGGGCATGCCAGCTTTCCCGCAGTTTGACCGGATCTTTCACGATGCCCGGATGTTCTAAGATGCCGCCCGGTGTAGCACCGTTGGCAAAGAATAACGCACCGTACTGCTCGGCTGCCAGCGACATACCGATGGCGTTCTTGGCCATGGCGATCGGACTGTAACCGATGAGTCCGTCAAACCCAAGCCCCGGAACATGCAGCACCTCGTCCTGCGACAGGACAATCTGCTGACAGCGGTTATCTGCACCGAACTCGTCCGAGTCCTTGGAGTAGGTGTAGATAAGCTGGCCGTTCGCTGCCCGGCTGACATCCATCTTGCTGGGCAGCAGCGGGTACAGTGCAATCGGCTGCCCGGTGCCGTTCCGGATGATCTGTGCATAGGCATTGCCCCACAAGAGAAGATGACTCATGAGCGTTTCCCGGAAGATAAAGCTCGTCATTTCCGGATTGGGAGCATCATGGAGAAGGTTGTACAACGGATGATTGATGGCCTTTTCCTTGCCGCCATCCGGTGTATAACGGTATAGATTAAGCGGCAGTCCGGCGATAGCCTCAGACAGTACTCGGACGCAGGCATAAACTGCTGTTGTCTGCATAGCCGTCCGTTCCGTCACCACATTTCCGGAGGAGGTCGGGCCGAACAGGAACGTAAAGGCCGTAGACAGGTAGTTCTTCGGCTTGTCGCGTGACTTTTTGCCCCATATACGTTGGAATATACTCATAAAATCAATAACCCCCTTTGGTCATATACGCTTTCACTATTGTCGTTGCCGCAGCGGATGGCACGGTCGAGTGCCATGACCGTAGCCACGACACCGTCGATCTTTTCGGTGGATTTCTCTTTATCCGGCTTGATATTGCCAGCCGGATCGGATTTGATGAAGATATTATCCATCATCCAGCGCAGTACTGGATGGCCGCCGTGGGCGATCTTTTTTTCCAGCGTCAGCTTCATCAGTTCCTTGGTGGGAGGACTCATATCTTTGAACCCCTGTCCGAACGGGACGACAGTAAATCCCATTCCCTCGAGATTTTGTACCATCTGCACCGCGCCCCAGCGGTCGAAAGCGATCTCGCGGATGTTGTACTGTTCGCCCATGGTTTCGATGAACTTTTCGATGTAGCCGTAATGGACGACGTTTCCTTCCGTCGTGTGCAGGAATCCCTGTTTTTGCCATACATCATAAGGAACATGATCCCGCCGGACGCGCAATGATACGTTTTCCTCCGGTATCCAGAAGTAGGGAAGCACGACATAGTTGTCTGCTTCATCCTGCGGCGGAAACACCAGCACAAAAGCTGTAATATCCGTTGTGGAGGATAAGTCCAGTCCGCCGTAGCAGACGCGTCCTTTTAATTCGTCCGGCTGTACGGGGAAGGCACAGGCATCCCACTTGTCCATCGGCATCCAGCGGATTGCCTGCTTGACCCATTGGTTCAGGCGCAATTGTCTAAATGCATTCTCCTCGGCGGGGTTCTGTCTGGCGGATTCACAGGCCGCCTCGACCTTGTCCATGCCGACCGTAATGCCGAGCGAGGGATTGGCTTTCTTCCACACCTTGACATCCGTCCAGTCGTCGGTATCCTTGGCCCCGTATATCACCGGATAGAAGGTGGCATCAATCTTCCGGCCTGCGATAATATCCAGTGCTTTTTGATGGGTTTCATAGCAAATGGAATGGGTGTCCGTTCCGGCTGTCGTAATAAGGAAATACAACGGCTGCGTCCGGGCATCGCCGGAGCCTTTAGTCATGACATCAAACAGTTTTCGGTTCGGCTGCGTGTGCAGCTCATCGAAAATCACGTCGCTTACGTTAAAACCGTGCTTGCTGTAGGCATCGGCGGATAATACCTGATAAAAACTGTGCGTGGGAAGGTAGATGATCCGTTTCTGCGAAGCCAAGAGTTTTACCCGCTTGGATAAGGCCGGACACATCCGTACCGTATCCGCCGCCACTTCAAAGACAATGGATGCCTGCTGGCGGTCGGCGGCGCAGCCATACACTTCGGCGCGTTGCTCCCCGTCACCGCAGCATAAAAGCAAGGCTACCGCTGCCGCCAGTTCCGACTTGCCCTGCTTCTTGGGAATCTCGATGTAGGCGGTATTGAACTGCCGGTAGCCGTTCGGCTTTAAAATGCCGAACACATCACGGATGATCTGTTCCTGCCAGTCGATCAGTTCAAACGGTTTACCGGCCCAGGTGCCCTTGGTGTGGCAGAGGCATTCGATAAAGGACACGGCATAGTCCGCCATGGTCTTGTTGTATTTGGAATCTTTGGCCTTGAATTTCGTGGATCGGTAGCGTTTCAACGTTCGCAAACAGCATCACCTCCTTTGCGGCAACAAAAAAAACCGCCGAGGTTGGCAGTCTTGGTGTACAAATTATGATATTGTGTGATTATTTCTTTCTGATTTTAAGGCAGCGGTCTATGCCGTACAGCACGTTCAACGTGCTGCCGTTGTCCCAATGCACCAGCAGGCTGCCGGTGTCATCCACACCGACAACCGTTCCTTTTGTGCCATTCGGTGGAGCCTGGGCATCATCCATTTGCAGCAGTACAATCCGCGTTCCGGCAGGATATGCACTGCGCAGTTGCTCCAATCGTTCCTTATTCGGATATTTCATCATTATGTTCCTTTCTGCCGTTTTTAAAGGCCGAGGAACCGGAAAGGTGCTGCAGGAGCAGCTTCCGTTCGTCCTTGTATTTCGTACCGATAAAGCCAAGCCGCAGCAGGAAGCAGCGGAAGTCGTATTTCTCGTTGATGGATGGGTGTTCCGTTGCCAGTACCCTTTTCTGCTTCTTTGCCAGATGGCAGAGCGCCGTAATGAAATGGGTGTAGGCTTTGACCGTATCGGCATCCAGGCAGCCGGTGAACCAAGGGAATAACACTTTATCTTCCGTTACCTGCATGCGCAGCACATCGATTTGAAAAACTTTTAGCATAAGATTGCTCTTAGCCTGGATCAGTTTCTTTAGGTTTTCCAGTGCCGTATCGGTGAAGAAGGAGCGCGGCATGGCAATCACCAAGTCGTCTATATTCTCCTGCTTAGACGCCGAATCGTCAGGTTCTTTCACTATTGGTTCGGCTGGTTCTGCATGGAATCCCATGCTGTCGAGTTTTTCAAGCAAATCCTCGATTTCCTTTCTGTCAATCATGTCATCAAAATTAAGATTGCCGTCGCGGTCAACAGTAAAACAATCAATTTCGTAGGCGTAGCTGGGAATCCCCTGATACATTTTAGCGGCTCCGGTAATGGTGCTGATGGCATCGGCCAGTTCCTTGCGTGTTTTTCCTTGTGCATGGTACAAAATTTTCATGGTAGTAAACCCCTTTCGTTTTTTATCATGTACATATATCACTCTAACCGGCAATTATAGCAAGGGGTTTGTACCATAAATTACACGTACTATTCTTGTACTGTCGCCATTTTGCCGAGCAGCTTTCCGGTCAGCCACAGGCCACCGTCAATGAGTGTCGGCAGGAAGCATTGGTCACGGAACTTGTTCCAACCGGTTTCCTTGCCAGCGGATTCCTGCAAGGCTACTGTGTAGGCATCTGCTACTTCCTTTACTGCCGGAAGCACCGTTGTATGGAGCCAGGAAATAGTGGCGTTCTTGGCATCCTCCTGCACCGAATCCAAAATATGTTCCTTAATTTCATTTTTAATCGTTTCAATATCCATTTTTTCTATCTCCCTTCAAAATCTGTTATGCCGCGGGCAATGGCCCGGGCGAAATCATCCGCGTTATTCGTAAGCAGCGCGGCATCATCCTCGTTATCAATAAAAGCTGTTTCTACTAAGACGGCGGGCATCGTGGTGTCCTTCAACACGATGAGGTTGGGCCGTTCCTTCAGGCCGCGATCCACCGTGTCAAGACTTTGCACGATCTGCGACTGGATGCAGGCGGCAAGCTGCGGGGACGAGCCGCTGTCGTTAGTATAGACCAGCGTTTCCGTACCGCGGGCGCAGCCGCTGTCGGCATTGCAATGCAAACTGACGAATACATCGGCAGGCCAGGCGTTTGCCGTATCCACCACGCAGGGCAGATCCGGTGTTTCCCCAGCCAGATTATCACTTTGTAGGAGCTGCACCTCGCAGCCTGCCGTCTCCAAATATGTTTGGACGAGACTGCCAATCGTAGCAGCCACATCACATTCCCGCAGTCCGGTGTTTGGGTTCACCGCGCCGCTGTCCCGTTCCCGGTCATGCCCGGGGTTGATAAATACACGCATTATGTTGCCTCCATTTCAGTATAGGTATACGTTTTCCCGTTCCGTGTCACAGTTACCCGTTCGTCCGAGCCGACCTGCTCAATGTAACGTTTCACGATCACATCACAGAACTTTTCATCGAGTTCTATCATATAGCAGCGTCGTTTCGTCTGCTCGCAAGCCAGCAGCGTTGAGCCGCTGCCGCCGAATGGATCCAGTACGGTGCAACCGGTCATGCTGGAATTCAAAATAGGATAGGCTAAAAGCGGGATCGGTTTCATGGTGGGATGGTCCGTATTCTTTTTCGGCTTATCAAACTCCCAGATAGTCGATTCCTTCCGTCCGGTGTACCACTCGTGCTTTCCTTTCTTCTTCCAGCCGTAGAGCACCGGCTCGTGCTGCCACTGATAGGGAGAGCGTCCCAGCACCAGCGACTGTTTCATCCAGATGCAGCAGCCGGATAAATAAAAACCGGCATCCGAGAAGGCTTTCCTAAAGTTAAGTCCCTCGGTGTCGGCGTGAAACACATAGATGCTGGCATCGTCTGCCATGACGGTGTGCATGCAGGAAAACGCATCATATAAGAATTGGTAGAACTTGTCGTCCTGCAGGTGATCGTTCTTGATTTTTCCGGCCCGGCCTTCGTAGTTGACATTATATGGCGGATCGGTGACCACCAGATTGACCGGTGTTCCCTGCAGCAATCGCTGGTATGTTTCCGGCTGGGTGCTGTCGCCGCAGAGCAGGCGATGGATTCCCAACTGCCACATATCACCTGCCTTGGAAAATACCGGCTTTTTGAGTTCGGCATCCACATCAAAGTCATCCTCATGTACACCATTCTTTATATCGTCCTTGAACAGGTCGTCCAGTTCTGCCGGATCAAAGCCGGTAAGCGATACATCAAAGTCGCTGCCCTGCAGATCGGTAATGAGTAGGGCTAATTTATCCGTATCCCAATCGCCGCTGATTTTATTAAGGGCGATGTTTAGGGCTTTTTCCTTTTCGGTGTCCATGTCGATGACGACGCAGTCAATTTCCGAGATGCCCTCCTGCTGGAGCACCTTCAGGCGCTGGTGCCCGCCGACCACGTTGCCGGTGCGCTTGTTCCAGATAACCGGTTCGACGTAGCCGAACTCGTCCAGCGAGCGTTTCAATTTTTCATATTCCGGATCGCCCGGCTGCAAATCCTTTCTCGGATTATAGGCTGCCGGGATGAGGTCTTGTATGTTCTTTTTAATCAGTTCCATAGTTATTTTCCTTTCCGTGACTGCAGCAGGTGTTCCATTAGGTTATCCTGTGGGGTACCTACGAAAGTCGCCGTACAGTTTTGCTTGACGATATCGAAAATCTCATACCAGAGCAGGTTCGCCTGCTTCTGGAATGACTGGCTCATCTGCACAAATGGACTGGTAATCGCACCGCCGGTCGTGGGGTGCTTTCCGAGCAGTCCATAGGTGCTGATGGCTTCCTCGCACTGGATATACCGGGCGAATGCCTGGGCATAGGCTTCCAGCAGCCGGGGATTGACGAGCCGTTCGCAGCCGCGGTCCTTCAGCCATTTCCAGGTCTGGCGAAACAGGTCATCCGCACCAAGCGGCTTGCCGTCCCGCTGCCGGGCCGACAAATAGTCGCTGGGATTCGGCATGTCCTCGCCGGTAAGATCTGCGGCATCATTTAATTCCGCCCCTTTTAAGGTGGGCGTCGGCAGGTCGATAATGGTGGCTGCTTTTCCCTTGGCAATTTTATCGGCCAGCGCCTCCGGCTTGTCCCCGGCGCGGATCCGTCTGCCGCCGCGATTAGTTCCGTCCTTGGCCATGGCTGTTCAACTCCTTTCCCATGCGGTAAATCCCCCGTTTGAACCGCAATTTTTGTGCGTGTGACCCCAGCACCGGTCTAGCATTTTGCCGTACCCGGGATTTTGACCGCCCCTCCTGGAGGAACGTAGTCACTCGTAGCGGTATTCCTTTTTGGCATGATGCCAGCGGTCGTCCATCTCGGCGGTTATCTTCGAGTGGCACGGCTTGCACAGCGCCATAAGGTTATCCTCGTCGTGAGTGCCGCCGCGGGAGAGGGGACGGATATGGTGCACCTCCGTTGCCGGTGTGGTCTTGTGGTTCTTCAGGCACATCTCACACAGGGGATGCTTTCCGATGTAGCGGTCCCGGATGCGTTTCCATGCTCTGCCGTATCGTTTCTTGACGACAGGGCTGCGCTGGTAGGTGTCATAGTATTTATCCATCAGCTTCTGGTGCTGCTCGCAGTACCGGTTCACGGTCAGCTCCTTGCAGCCGGGGTAGGCGCACGGTTTCTTTGGTTTCCATGGCAAAGTTCTCATCTCCAGACATAGCAAAAGCCTTCAAAGGATTGCTCCCTCGAAGGCTTCTCTTACACTTTTATGCTATTAGTATATCACACGTTAAGCAGGTACATGCGTCCGCGATATTACTCATGCTGCTAAAATAATTGGGAATGGTTGCCCAAACGATACAAAAGAAGAACAAGTACATCATCTCTTGTTTCATAAACGAGAAGCCAATCTGGATCAATATGGCATTCCCGGCAACCTTTGTATGTTCCACCTAAATCATGGTCTCTATATTTTTCATCCAATTGTTTTCCTTGGGCCAATTGCTCAATGACAGAGAACAGCACATCTATATCTTTGTTCTGCTTCTTTGCCAATTTCAAATCTTTCTTAAATTGAGTGGTGAATTTTACTTCGTACTTCATTTTTCAAGGGCCACACGCAAATCTGTCATATTGGTATACCCTTTTACTTTTTTATCAATGGCGATTCGTTTGCCTTCTTCAATGGCAGATCTAGTTGTTGCATTAGGAACGTCAAGAGTGAGACGGAAGGGAATGCCATTTTCTCGTATCGTTGTTTTTAAGAATATGTTTACCGCCGTCGTCATATTCATTCCCAGAGCATTGAATATTTTCTCAGCCTGATTTTTGACTTCCTTATCCGTCCGGATATTCAAATTTGTATTTACCATATTCAACACCTCCATTTCTGTCTTGAATATAGCATTATTTTTGGCTGATGTCAACACAATGTCAATATAATAAACACATAGCAAAAGCCTCCAAAGGATTTGCTCCCTCGAAGGCTTCTCTCACACTTTCATGCTATTAGTATAACACGTCAAATGGATAAATGCGTCCGCGATTTTGGACATCATGTCTTCCCAAACAAAAGGATGGCAAACTTAGCTAATGCACGATTCTTCCTTTTGTAGGCAGACGACCGGCTTGTGGAACATGCGGCTTGCCGTCGAGCAGTAGATGTCCTCGCCGTTCACGAACGCATCGGACTTCCATTTCTCGCCTGCGTACCATGCGATGACGCGTGCCTCGATGGCGGAGAAGTCAGCCACGTAGAACCGGCAGCCGTCCTTCGGAATGAAGGCAGTGCGGATAAGCTGGCTGAGTGTGTCCGGGACATCCTCGTAGATCATCTTCACAGCCTCATAGTCGCCGGACTTCACAAGCGCCCTCGCAGCATCCAGGTCAGGCAGATGGTTCTGCGGCAGATTCTGAAGCTGGATGAGCCGTCCGGCCCAGCGGCCTGTGCGATTCGCGCCGTAGAACATGAACATGCCGCGAGCACGGCTATCGGAGCATACGGCGCGCTGCATGGTCTGGTATTTCTTCACGCTGGATTTCGCAAGCTGCTGCCGGAGTTCCAGCACTTCGGTGAGTTCAGGTGGCGCGGTTTTGAGCAGGGCTGTCACTGCTTTTTTGCCGAGGCTGTCGACCTCCATGCCGTTGTCGGAGAGCCACTGCTTCATCTGCTGGACGCTGTTCGGATTCTCCAGATTCGTAATCGCCTGCATCTTCTCTGTCAGCTCGCTGCGGAAGCGGGTGTCCATGTCGATGGCCTTCTCCACGAGATCCATGTCGATGCGCACGCCTCGGTCGTTGATCTCCTGGTCGATGTGGTACTCGTCCCACACGAAGTCCGGCACCGGGAAGCTCCGCAGTTTCCTTTGGATCATCATCTCGACCTCGACGTCGCGCTGGTTGTACTTTTTGAATGTCGCCCATTTGCCGGGATCATCCGATGGCAGGTTCCGAGTGCGTCCGCCGTTCGCCTTGGTGGGTGCGCAGGGGACGGAGAAGTATTTGATGAGGGCCTTGCCTTCATCCATCTTCTGGTCGGCAAGCTGCAGGACTGCGCCGACGCCTTTTAAGCTGAGCGGGAGTCCCATTGTCGCCGCCCAGACCATCGAGCAGCGCCAGCCCTCCGGATTCAGGAACCGGGCAGACTTCAATGACAGCGGATGATTGTCATGGAATGGGTCAAGGCCCGGCCCATGTCCCGCAGGTAGCGTGACAGGCAGACGCGTTCGAAGTTTGCGTTAAATGCCCATTTGAGAACCGTGTCATCGGTCAGCGCGTCGAGGATGTCCTCCGGGATCTTTTCACCGCAGGCAAGGTCGACGACTTTCACCGGACCTCCGTCCACGCTGTAGCCGAACAGGAGAATCTCGAAGGCAGGCGAACTGCAATAGCGATAAACGCCGCATTTGCCAAGATCGACGTCGCTGAACGTCTCGATATCTATGCTGATTGTCTTCACAATTTTCACCTCAATTCACGAATAAGGCGGCAGGGAGATTAGTCCCTGCCGCCCGCCAACAGCTTTATGTTCTGTGGATTAGCTGCGATGCGCTTCGAATTCCTTCATGCGGCGCTCGTGGTACTCTTTGTCGCGCTCCTCCTGATGGAGCCTGAGTTCCTTGTCCTCCCGGTAGGAGCGGGCGCTCGTGACCGAGATGATGATCAGGAGCGCGATGCCGCTGAGGCCGAGCAGGTCGTAGATGATGCAGAGAATCATGTTCATGATGGTTTCCATTGTCTTGCCTCCTTAGTTCAGGAAATCGTCGTCGTTGTCGGCTGTGAAATCTGCGAAGTCGGATTCTGCGCTGGCCTTGCTGCCGAGCGGCTCGCCATCACGGATCTTCTGCAGGTTGTTCAGGCCGCAGGCGATGCCGCGGTTCCCGGAGGAGTTGAACGCGTAGAACGTGATGCTGGCTCTGCCGTACACGCCGGAGTACACCTCGCTGCGGGAAAGAATCGGATTCAGGTCCGCGTCCACGATGCCCGGAGCGGTCGTTGCGTTCGCATTCACGAAGTAGGAGCCGCGGTAGGCTTCGTCGTCCGGACGTTCCGCATCGCCGTCGCGAAGCGGCGTCTTGATCGCGGACAGCGCCGGTACGGATTTGCTGTTGCCCTTGAGCTTGGCTTCGCCTTCCTTGTAGGCTGCCTCGATGGCTGCCTTGACCTTGGCGACCGTCACGGTGTCGGACTTCGGGATGATCAGGCTGACGCTGTACTTGGGCGTGCCGCCGTTGATGGACTTCGCCTCCCAGACGTTGGCGTAGGACCAGCGGGTGTTCGGGCCAGTGATAACCTTCATCGGATTGTGCATAGTTGTCTTACTCATGATTTTTGACCTCCTTGAAGTCGTTTTTTGCTGTATTCATCGCCGGACGCTTGTCGGAGTCCGGGACGAGTGTTGGTTTGCCCTGCGGCTTCTCGATGAAGCCTGACAGGAGTTCATTGAACCGGTTCTTTCCGAGGAGCTTCTGCATGGCGGTGATGCCAAGCAGCCTCTTCTCATACGGGTCGAATCCGGCGTCTTCGACCGTCTTGGCGACGGCGGTTTCGTTGGTGTACTTGCGGACGGATCTGCCTTCGACGAGCTTGAAGCCATGCCATTCCTTGCCGGACAATGCCTGCTGGAGCGCGTACTCCTTGATGTCGGACGCCCATGAGATTAGCTCGTCTACTTGGGAGAGGATGACCTCGATCTCCGCGTCGGAGAGCTCCGGCGGCAGCTTGAACTCGTGCTGCGCGAGCTTCAGGTTCTCCTCGGCCCGCTTCCGGCAGATGGTCTTCGCCTTGCAGAACCGGCACCACGGGCCGCAGGAGAGTTCTCCCTTGCCGTCCCACGCCAGCTCCGCTGTAAACTTCAGAACCTCGTCCGCCCATGCGAGCAGATCCTTCTTGCTGATCTGCCATTCGCTGACGTTCTGCCGTCTCGGCTGGTAGATCGTCATGCTGACGGTGTCGATGTCGTAGATGTCATCGAACAGTTTCAAGGCACCCAGCGAGTAGCATTTGAGCTGCGGATTGTCCTCCGCCGACACGGCGATGCCGGTGCCGTACTTCAGATCGATGATCCGGAGCGTGCCATCCGCGATGATCAGCGCATCGGATGTGCCGAAGCCCTGTCTCACCCAGCGGGAGTAGTCCACGCGCTGCTCAACCAGAACAACCGGATCAGAGCAGACCTCTTTTGCGGCCTCGACCTTTTCCAGTACGTAGCTGACATAGCCGTCTGTTGCTTCCTCCATCTCCTCGTTGTAGAAGGCAAGGGCCTCGGTCGGGTCCTGTGCCGGGTAGCCGAGCGCCTTGCGGAGCTTGTATTCGGCGAGCGCGTGAGCGCAGGTGCCTTCCAGTGCGTAGTCGCTTTCCTTGTCCTCGAATCCCTCGCTAAGCCTGACTGACGGCGAGCAGTGAATCCACCGGTCGGAGCTTGACGCGGAGAGGACCGCATGCTGTCTTTCAGAATTCATTGAGTCCCTCCACATCGAAGAGCAGGGCCTCGTACTCCTTCGGATCGACAGCCGACAGCTTGCTCGCACCGTACTTGAGGAGCAGCTCGCGGATCTGCGTCGTATAGCCTGCGCGCGACCGTTCGGCGAGAACCTTCCTCACATCCTCCAGCTTCAGCTCCTTCTTCGGCTCAGCCTTGGCCTTCATCTTTTCGGGCTGCGGAGCGGGTTCCTCGTCGTTGCCGGAGAACTGCTGGTAGAGCCAGTCGGCCGCGCTGTTAATAGCAGCGGCGGCATCGCGCAGTTCCTTGATGGTCTGATCCATTTCTGCCATTTTTGACATTTCCTTTTCCTCCTTCCTCGGATTGACCTGCGGCAAGGACAGACAGGTTCCTTGCCAGTCTTGCGGATACATGGCTTATCGCGTAAAGAACTGCGATGGTCTCTGCGTCCGCCGGACTTCTGTTGCGTGTCGTATTCATCGCTTTACCTCCAATCCGGAGCATCTTGTTTTCGTGCTCCTTACACTTCCCACTGGAGGCGGGCGGGCCGTTTTGACGAAGGGAAAAGAAGAATTTCAGAAAAAAGCTCCGGCCACCACGATGGCCAGCCGGAGCCGCATGATTAGAACCAGTCAGGGAATTCCTTAGAGAGCGTCTCCTTGGCCTTATCCAGCCGGGACCGGAACGTGGTCCGTTTGATACCGATAATCTTTGCGATGGCTTCATCCGAGAGACCTTCCTCGCGGAGCTCTCCGATACGCTTGGCCTCCGGCATGAGCTCCTGCAGACGCTCGAAGAGCTGATCCAGCTCCGCCTTCTCGGAAAGCACCTCTTCAATAAGAGGAGCGCCGTCCGGAACGTAATCGGCGAGCGTTCCATCGCCGCCCGGCAGCGGATCGTCAAGAGAGACGGTCGTGTTGTTGCGGAATTCGCAGTCGAGGCAGTTGCCGTCGCACAGCCACCATTTGCTGCGCGGGCAGAAGCATTCGCCGCGATACTGCATGCGCCTTCTCAGCGCCGTGCGGTTTCGGTCATATTCGCGATATTGGTCCTCGGGGACCTCGTACCAGGTGCGGGTGATCTTGTCATAGATACGTTTACTCTGGTTGTCATTGGTTTTCATGTGCGATACCTCCGTTCGCTTCTCCCGAACCGGAGGCCGCACAAAAAGAAGGAGCGTGACAGGCCAGACGGAACGGGAATCAACTCGTTTCGTTCGGCCAGCCACGCTCGTAGACTGGTTTCTTATTCATTTGTGACCGCTACAACCGCTCGAGCCACCTCTGTGCACCGGGGTGGACGGATATAGCAGGAATCAACTATAATAAGTAAAATCTTTCTTTGCGTTCACAAATTATTTATCAGCGGTTCTTTGAATAATATTGAATTACGCTCGTAACAGTGCTATAATTGATGAAAGTTTTTCTCTCATATGTGATTGATTGTTTTCATTGTACTGAGAATGACCTGAACAGTCGAAAATGCGTTTGACCGCGCTTTGACCTGGGAGGTCAAAAAGGAGTGTGAACAGCGGTGTATTTTCATGAGATAGCCAGCGAATTGAAAACATATATGGCTCCCAAAAGCCGGGACGGCGAGTTCGTCATTTCGCTGGTCAGGCTTTCAATACGACCGCCGATGAATGATGAAGAGCAGGAAGCGGATTATCTTCATGAATACAATCCAATGCAGAAAAACATATCCCTCAACATGCTGGACCAGATACTTGAGGGAAGAGATAAATATATTTCAAAGGCCCGCGCGGGCATGATATGCAGCCTTTATGACGGATCAGAGTTTGCCGAGCAGGTTGACGAATTGTACGACGGAGACAAGGAGCATCTGCAGAAGTTTCTATATAAACATGGCCTTGTCGTAAAGACAGACGAGCTTGGTTCCGCTGTTCAGGACATATTTGATCAGCTTTATCACGGACTCAAAAAAGGAATTCATGACGTGGAGATAAAGCTTACGATTCATGATCCGAAGCCCAGCATAAAAAATCTTGCTGGCGACCGGATTTACTGCGAGAACGGAAAGCTGTATATCGACGGCGATGTCATAGAGCTTCCTATCAAGCTGAGTGATGCGCAGATTTATGATTTTGAGGCCGGATATATTTCCGCCTTATGTGATGCATATGCTGAGGCGCTTTCCAGAGATTCAGTATCAGTGGACGACATACAGAATCTGCCTAAGAAATATCAGCTGAACTTCTATGAGCAGCGAAAGGCATATCTCAGTGCAGAAAGCATCCAGCGTTCCATCAGCGAGGTGTATGAGGACGGTGAGAACCAGTTCGATATATTGAAGGAAGATGCCTTTCACGGCATCAAGACGACATACTATGATGATTACGATAATGGCTACAGGCGGCTGCTGGAGGTATTGAAGAAGATATCTGACGTACAGCTGACAAAGTCGAAGCTGATGCTGATAAAGAATCTGATCGGAAATCTGGAGAGGCTTGGAATCGTTCATATTCTGGTGAACGACAAGACGATGACATCGTGGGTAGATCCATATGGCGAATAAGGTTTTCAATACGGCATTTGAGAACATGCTGCGTCTTCTGCTTCTTGTTGATACATTGAATGGACCGGCAAACGCCGACAGACTTGCCGTTCTGGATTTCATCTGCATCTACGGCAAGAAATGTAAGGTTCTGGACAGAAACCTGCATGGTGATAATGCGTTCGGCTTCGCGGAATTTGCCAATAAGCGCGAAAAAATAACCGAGGCTATAAAGCTCTCGGTTAGGAATGATTTTATTAAAGTTGAACGCACCGATCAGGGACTCATGTATAGTATCAATGACCGTAGTCGGGAAATCGTAAGAGATATACAGTCGCCGTATGCGAGATCGTACATTGTTGGCGCAAAGATCGTATGCAGGCGTTTTGCAGAAGACTCGGATGAAAGCATATTAAGATACATCAACGAAAAAGCGACGGAATCGGGAGGGCGAGAAAATGGAAAACTTTATGATTGAACGTCTTCGCGTATCTGGAAGCGGAAAGGTTGACGGTGTCATCAATTTCAATGACGGTCTGAACATCATCCGAGGGAGGTCAAACACTGGGAAGACGTGGATACTCAAATGTATCTATTATCTATTCAGCTCAGATACGAGGCCGTATTCTCCGCTGACCGGTTATACAGATATTGAAGGGACATTTCTTACAAAGCGGTTCGGAAGGATCATCTTGTCAAGGAAACTTGATGAGGAGTTCGTGACAGTAAATGCTGAAAGCGACGAGATCGACAATGGCGATTATGCGACGAACTACAAGAAGCAGAGTACACGGTATCTTAACGATCTGTGGCTCAGGGTGATCGGCCTTGATGAAACTATAGAGGTCCCAAAGTCCGCCCGATATGCCAGGGAGCGTATCTCGTGGACGAATATCGCAAATGTATTCTTTGCCGATGAGAACGAAATAGACAAGTCGGAGTCCATCGTCATAAAGAACTCCAGATACGAAACACCGCTGTTAGCTTCTTTGTTTTACCTGCTTACCGGGGATTATAAAAGAGGCATACCGGAGATTCTGAAGCCGGAGGTGGCCACGGCAAAGAAAAAGGCCGTGGTTGATTATATTGATGAGCAGGTCGCTTTGCTTACTGAGAAACGCAGCGATTTCATCAAAAAGCTGGAGGCACTTTCGGCTGTGGATATAGAAAGCGAGTGAGCTTTCGGAACATATCCAGACAATAAAAGCTGAAATAAAGGAGCTCGTTGAAGAGAGCACATCCATCGCGAAACAGCTTTATGAGTATCGTCAGGAGGATGTACACAACCGGGTTCTGATTGACAGATATGAGTCTCTTATCAGCCAGTACAAGGCTGATCTACAGCGACTTGATTTCATCGCCAAGGGAGAAAAGGCAGTGAAAGAGCTTCCGCCAAATGGAGTATGCCCGTTTTGCGGAGGAGAGCTTCACACTGATGATAGTGATGATGAAAGCTATATGGCTGCTATTAATGCCGAGATCAGGAGGATTGCCTCGGAGCTTACAGTGATAGCTGCCACGGAAAAAAGCGTTGCTTACGATCAGGAGGCAGTCACTAAGCGCATACAGGAACTTCAGATCAGACAGTCTGAGATTAATGGAGCACTCGATGAGAAGAACAGGATCATAAAGGATTATGATTCCAGTCTGGAACAGTATAGGGATTACACTTCGATTCAGACCAGCATCGATGTGATAAACGATCAGCTCGGCACTCTCGGAAAAAAGAAAGAAGCAGAGCAAAGGAAAAAGAATCAGGCACCTTTGTACCATGCAAAGAAGGAATTCGAAGACGTGGTAGGAACCGGATTTAGTGAACTGCTGAATAAGATTCTCAAGGAGTGCAATTATCGTTCTGGAGGTTATGCCAGCTGGGATTTTTCCACATTTGATATTCTGATGGACGGAGTGCCGAAGTCCGAAGATCAGGGAAAGGGATATCGTTCCTTCCTGAACTAGGTTGTCGCACAGATGCTGTATGAATACTTTAATCAGGATGACGTCTTTATCAAGCCGGGATTCCTGATGATAGATACTCCGCTGCTCGGCCTTGATGAGAACGAGGACGGGTTCGATGGCGAGACTATCAAAAAGGGACTGTATCAGTATTTTATAAATCATCAGGGTGAGGGTCAGGTGATCATTGTGGACAACCTGAATGCTATGCCTGATATGGATTTTGAGTCATACGGAATCAATGTGGTTACGTATTACAAGGATGAGAAAGAAGGACATACATACGGCTTTATGCCAAGTTGGAGAAAGGATATTCCGAAGGAGACAGCATGAAATTATCATATAAAAAACTGTGGGTAATGCTCGTTGAAAGAGACATGAAAAAGACGGAATTTGCTAAGAAAGCCGGTATCAGCTCGGCTTCGCTTGCCAAGCTCGGAAAAGGTGCCAATGTCACCACGGACATCCTGATCAGGATCTGCGAGGCCCTGAAATGCGACATCTCGGACATTTGCGAAATCGTCCCGGATGAAGCTGTGGAAGAAAGAAGCTGATGGCACTGCAAGGAGTAGGTATAGATGGAGATATTTGACAATGTCACGAAAATAGTCCGTGACGATATGGAGAAGACGATAAAGAGGAACGGTAAGATTTCTATCGCCGCAGCCTGCTTTTCAATGTATGCATACAGTGAATTGAAAAAGCAGCTTGAAAGCATTGATGAATTCCGTTTCATTTTTACTTTACCGACATTCGTGACGGAGAAAGCCCAGAAGCAAAAGCGGGAATTCTATATTCCTCGTCTTACCCGCGAGCAGAGTCTTTACGGTACAGAGTTTGAAATAAAGCTCCGCAATGAAATGACACAGAAAGCTATCGCAAAGGAGTGCGCGGATTGGATTCGTAGGAAGGCAACCTTTAAATCCAATACGACAGGCGAAAATATGCCAGGTTTCATGACTGTTGATGGGAGTACCTATATGCCTATCAATGGTTTTACGACTGTTGATCTTGGATGCGAACGCGGCAATAACGCATACTACCCTGTTCAAAAGACGGAGAGCTTTGAAAATGCAAACTATTTTCTGAAGCTCTTTGAGCAAATATGGAATGACAAGGACAAGCTGCAGGATGTCACGGATGTCGTCCTTGAGAATATTACGACCGCATATAACGAGAATGCTCCGGAGCTCATCTACTTCATTACGCTTTATAACGTATTCAGTGAGTTTCTTGAGGATGTTTCCGAGGATGTTCTTCCGAATGAGGCTACCGGTTTCAAGAACAGCAAGATCTGGAACATGCTCTATGACTTTCAGAAGGATGCTGCCCCTGCCATTATTAACAAGCTCGAGAAATACAACGGCTGCATCCTGGCAGACAGTGTTGGTCTTGGTAAGACGTTCACCGCGCTTGCAGTCGTGAAATATTACGAAAACAGAAATAAATCCGTCCTTGTACTTTGTCCGAAGAAACTGGCAGAAAACTGGAATACATATAAAGATAACTACGTCAACAATCCCATCGCTGCAGACAGACTCCGCTACGATGTTCTTTTCCATACCGATCTTTCGCGCGATCATGGTACATCAAACGGGCTTGATCTCGACCGGCTCAACTGGGGAAACTATGATCTTGTAGTTATTGACGAGTCACATAACTTCCGAAACGGCGGAGAACTTTCTGGCGAGGACCAGAAGGAAAACCGCTATCTAAAACTTCTGAATAAAGTTGTGCGCGCTGGAGTGAAGACGAAAGTACTCATGCTGTCAGCAACTCCTGTCAATAACCGGTTTAACGACCTCAAGAATCAACTTGCTCTCGCATATGAAGGAATGCCGGAGCTGATTGATGAGAAGCTGAATACATCAAAGTCGATCGACGAGATATTCCGCCAGGCCCAGACCGCATTCAACGCTTGGAGCAAGCTCCCAGCTGAGGAACGGACAACGGATAACCTGCTGCGCCGACTGGACTTTGATTTTTTTGAAGTGCTTGACTCTGTAACCATTGCACGGTCACGAAAGCATATCGAGAAATATTACAACACGGAGAAGATCGGCAAGTTCCCGGAACGGCGCAAGCCAATCTCACTTAGGCCGAGCCTGACGGATCTTCCGAGCGCCATCAACTACAACGAGATATACGAACAGCTCTCTCAGCTTCAGCTGGAGATTTACACGCCTTCTGCCTATATCTTCCCGAGCAAGATGCAGAAATATATTGATCTGACACACCACAAGGGAAACAATCTGACGCAGTCTGGACGGGAAGAAGGTATCCGCAGGCTGATGAGCGTCAATCTTCTTAAGCGGCTGGAAAGCTCGGTCTCATCCTTCCGGCTTACACTGGAACGCATCCGCGAACTCATTATGGAGACAATCGACGGAATCACTCAGTATGAGAAATATGGAGAAGCCAACATCGACATGTATGAAGCTGATTCCGACGACTTCGACATGGAGGACCAGAACACCGACTACTTCACTGTCGGACGTAAAGTGAAGATTGACCTTGCCGATATGGATTACAAGAGCTGGAAGGACGTGCTGCAAAAGGATGCGGATACGCTCGAACTTCTGATTCTCATGATTGCGGATATTACGCCGGAACATGACACGAAGCTGCAGGAGCTCTACAAGCTTATCTCACAGAAGATCGAGAACCCGATCAACCCCGGCAACAAGAAGGTGCTGATCTTCACAGCATTCTCCGACACGGCAGAGTACCTGTACGATAATGTCAGCCGGTACGTCATGGACAAGTACGGCCTCAACAGCGGCATGATCAGTGGCACGGTCGACGGCAGAACCACGCTGAAGAACTTCAAGGCGACGTTCAACAACATTCTCACATGCTTCTCGCCAGTTTCCAAGGACCGAGACGTCCTTATGCCGGAGAGCAAGAAGGACATCGATATCCTGATCGCAACCGACTGCATCTCCGAAGGCCAGAACTTGCAGGACTGTGACTACTGCGTCAACTACGACATTCACTGGAATCCCGTGCGTATTATCCAGCGGTTCGGACGTATCGACCGTATCGGCAGCAGGAACAAGCAGATCCAGCTCGTGAACTTCTGGCCGGATCTGACGCTTGACGAGTACATTAATCTGAAAGCCCGTGTTGAAACAAGGATGAAAATATCCGTTCTGACTTCTACTGGTGACGACAATCCTATCAGCCCGGAAGAAAAAGGAGATCTGGAATATCGCCACGAACAGCTTAAGAAGTTGCAGACCGAAGTGGTGGATCTGGAAGACATGTCAGGCGGGATATCCATCATGGATCTCGGTCTTAATGAATTCAGACTTGATCTTCTCGAATACATCAAAACGCATCCGGATCTCGACCACATGCCATTCGGTCTGCATTCCGTGGTGAAGAAGACGGAAGACCTGCCAGAAGGAGTGCTTTTTGTACTGAAGAATCGCAACAATGGTGTGAACATTGACAGTCTGAACCGCATTCACCCGTTCTACATGGTCTATATCAGTCTGGAAGGTGAAATCGTCTGCGACTATCTGAATCCGAAGAAGCTGCTTGATGATATGAGGCTTCTGTGTCGTGGAAAAGCTGAACCGATTGTGGAGGTCTACGACCGTTTTAATAAAGAAACCGATGATGGCAGGAACATGAGTGAAATGTCAGCGCTGCTGTCCGATGCCATCAATTCAATCATAGATACCAAGGAGGAAAGCGACATCGACAGCCTCTTCAAGAGCGGCGGCACATCCGCCCTGCTTTCGGAAGTGAAAGGTATCGACGACTTCGAGCTGGTGACCTTCCTCGTGGTAATGTAAAGGAGGAGCCTATGCGGGGATTGCCGAAATCTACGGAGTTTAACAAGCGAATTCCGAAACAGAAGTTTTATGATAACCTTACCGTCAGCCCGACACTCAAGCGAAGCTTTGTCGACCAGATACGAATTATTTACTGGGCGAATAAAATCGCGTCGTCAACTGTCAATCTGGCAGAAGGAAAGAATGTCACTGAGATAGAAGTATTCCATATCCGGCTCAATCAGGAAACACTCGACGAGAATGTGCTGAAGCAGATTGACCGGGAGATCCCGTATCATATTCTCTTTGTACTGGAGTACGACGGAAAGTACAAAGCTGTGATGGGTTACAAGGAGGCCGCAGGCAGTGGCAAAGCTGCGTTCAAGGTTGACAGATACTATCAGACTGAATGGATGCCGGAAGAGAAACTGCCGGTGCATCTTGATGGGCTGAACATCGACACGGTCTACGAGAACTTCATACGGCAGATTGCGGGAGACGTTCTGCAGGCCGCTACGCCGCAAGAATCACTAAAGGAATCAGTTGCCAGGGACGACCGCAGAGATGCTTTGCAGAAGCAGATAAACAAGCTGCAGGCGAAGATCCGGAAGGAAAAGCAGCTGAACCGGCAGATGGAAATGAATGCGGAGCTGAAAAGGCTCAGAAAGGAGCTAAATACTTTAGTATGA